TTGGGTATATTTTTAAATGGTGTATTATTGTAGCGTGGTTTAAGTTTAGTTCTTTTCCTATTTGTATTAAAGAATATCCTTTTTGTCTAAATAAGAATGATGCTAATGCTTTCATTTCTACTTGTTCACGTTTCCTGCTTTTGATTGTTACATCAATTCCTGATTCTTGTTTTATTTTTTCTATTATCATAATTCGTCAAATGTTAATTCTAATTCTTTTGGGTTAAATTCTTGTACTACTGCGGTTAATGTAAGAAACGAACTTACTTCTATTGCTAAATGTATACCTGCACAAATTTCAAACTCTTCACGTTCTTCGTAGTCTGTTAAAACCATTCGCATTGTTTCTAATGTTTCGCCTTGACTTATATCGTATAGCGTCATAGCAAACGCTTCATCTTTTGTTAATTCATTCATTACAATACTCCTCTTAATACATATTGGTCTAAATCTACTCCTTCTGTTTGAAAAAAGTGTTTATAATTACTAACTCCTTGCTCAAACTTTTCTTTACCTTTTGCGTAGAACTCATCACTACATTCAAAGATAGCAATATCTAAACTACCTTTGTCAATAGCTATAAATACAAAATCTTCTACTCCAAACATTTCACGATATAGCCACGCTTGTAAATCGTAACTGTATTTATCTGCTGAATAACGAAAGTCTTTAATACCGGTTGTGGTTTTTAAATCAATAATAGTATTGCCTTTTAATATATCTGCTTTTGCTCTTATTGGTATTCCATCAATCATTGCTATTTGTGGTACTTCGTATTCTGCTTTTGTTAAGTATTCTTTTACTGCTTCATTTCTTAATAACGCATCGCATAAACGTTCTGCTGCTTTCTTTTCGTTTTTAGTGTAAACTTCTTTTCCTGTTTCTTTTGCGAGTTTGTATTCTTTACTTGCTTTTGTTGCAGCGTCTACAAATATAATATCGTCTAACTTTTCAGGTTCTAATATCATTGTGTGAAATAGTTTACCATCACGCAACGCTTGTGTTTCACCACTACCATATTTGGTTGTAAAGTAATACGTTTTAGGTGATGATATTAATGTTTTGATAGTTGAACTACTTAATGCGTTTTGACCCAAGTAACCATAGTAAAAACTATCATCGTACATATTAGAAAGTATTTCTTCTTTATCCCATTGTTTGTTATCAAATGTTGTTATCATATCTTAATTATTAAATGTTTTTGTTTCTTGTAGTATATGTAAAGCTAATAACATATATTGCCTTATTTTTTCATCTTTTTCTTCTTCAGTATAATCATAATAAATTCCTTCAAAAGTATCACAACCTGAACAACTACCATAACTTACATTGGTAAATATATAATTATCTATGCTTGGTTGATAAGAATCATCACATAATATAAAAATATAGTTTCCTTGATAATCACCATCATCAATACATTTATATCTGCTCCAATCCCAATTATTATAAGTTATTATTGGTTCTGTAATTACTATTTCAAATAATCTTTTATATATATCTTCATAACATTCGGGTTCTTTTTTTTCAAAAGATTCTTTTAATAAATGTTTTTTTGTTTCCCATTGATTTATAAATGTTGTTATCATATTATCTTATTTTTATGTTGTTTAAATTGTTCATTGTTTCATCGTATCTTAAAACTTCTCTAATTTGTTCTTGATACAAATCTGATTCGTTCCATTCTTCTAATAATAGCTTTTTAATATTACGCAATTTGTTTTTCATATATGCGTTATCTAAATCTTTGCTTAATTGAATTAAGATATCTAAATCGTTTATAATTTCTGTTTTCATTAGTTGTAAAGTTTATCGTAAATTGTTTCTAATATTTCTTGTTCGTCTTTTTGTGATAGTATCATTGTTATATCAGTACCTTCATAAAATACTGAACCAATAATAACATCAGGCACTTGTTCGCCTTTTACTTCTACTGTGTGGTAATCAACTTGGATTTCTTGATTACGATACTTAAATGTTTCCATATACTTGTTTTTAATTGTTTCAACAAATATATAACTTATTTTTTACTTATTAACATTTTAACAAAACTTTAACAAAAAAAAGTAGGTGTTACCCTACTTGTTATTTTCAATCCATTGTTCTTGCAACTTTTCGTGATGTTCTATTTCCCGCATCAAGTAATTTAATGCCTTTCGTAAGTCATCAAGTTCGTTATCTTTTTTACCGGCTCGTGCTAAATACTTAACTATATTTCCACGATTAAAATTCATATCGTACATTTTACAAAAATCTATAACGTCAATCCTTGAATCTGTCATATAATGCATTGGTGTTATCTTGCTCATTAGTCTATTTTTAAAAATTCAGCTTCAGCGTATTCTTTAAACCATTCTTTGTTATCGTTGTACTTTTCAATAATTGCATCAATCATAATTAATTCGTCAAGTGTTGAAGTACTTAATTTAGTAACCAAACTTTCAATCTTGCTTAAAATGTTTGTAGTCATTTCAGGGTCGGTTTTATAAATACTTGTGTATTCTTTATGTACGACACTTTCCAAGTCTTTGTTTAGGTTATTTATTCTATTCTTAATTTCTTGCTTATATTGTATTGTAAAGCGTAAATTTTCGTTACATTCTAAAAGCAATTGTGAAAGTATCACTTGCTTTAAATATTCTAATTGTATTGGGTTTTCTATTGCACTCATTATATGTAATTTTTATAATCTGTTATTTCTTTTACAGGAATTAATACTGCTTTAGAAGTATTGTTATCTCCCATACTTTTAATAAATCCTTCATTATAATATTTTTCAAATATTGTTTTTAATCTTTTAGTTTCTATTATTAATAATATGTCATCTTCAAATTTTCCACTAAAAATAAAAACCCAATATTCAGCTAAACTTTTTTTTATACCTGAAGGCTTTCCTCTACTTTCAAATTCAATAGCTATGTTACCACTTCTATAAATCCAATTATCTCTTTTTACTTCTATTGTTTTATTAGTAAAAATTGACCCAAGCAATTCTTCTCCAATTTGTCCAAACTTCAAATCATATTTAAAATCGTTATTGAATTTCATTATTGTTTTGTGTTTGATGAATTGTTTTTAATTCGTTTATTTTATCTCTCCAACAAGAACCACAATTTGAAGGTTGTATTTTTTCGTTAAATACATTCTTGTAAATTTCAGTAACCTTGTTTTGTTGCTTCGGTGTTAACTGATTATTAGTTATCGAAAAGAAATTAGTTAACCATTCGTTATCTTCATCGGTTAAACATTCAGCTTGTTTGTAAGGAAACAATTTGTTTAGTAAGTCTTTACGTTCACCACAACCGCAGTTGATTCCTGTAGCTTCTGAAATTGCATCTACTACTGTTTTAATTCCTGTTGCTTCAGTGATTTTTTCTATTGTATCACCAAGTCCTTTTGATTTTCTTTGTCTTGCCATTTTTTTAAAGTTTTAAGTTATCGTAATCGTCTTGTAATAATCTTTTAAGTTTTTGCTTGTTAGCTTTTAATGTGTGAAATATAGAAACAAAACTAATACCGGTTTCTTTTGCTAATTTTCGTATTGATGTTTTATTATCTCGGTATAAAGTAAATAGCTTTTTATCGTACCATTCCCAAGAATTAACCTCATCTTCAGCTTTTATTCTAAAACTATCCCATTCTAATTCTTGTTCTTCGTTATAATCGTCTATTAGATTATATATTTGTTCGTTTAATTCGCATTTATCAATACGCTTTCTAATATTATGAAGTTGAAAGTGTATGTTTCTAATTATTATAAAAACATAACCACGATTAGGTTTGCCGTTAGTGAACATTTGTTGCTCGGTAACTTTGTATTTATGCAGCAGCAGGTACATTTCTTGCACAATGTCTTCTGCAAAATCTTTGTCAAACACTTCAGCAAGTTCTACCCAATCTTTGTGATACTTTGCAACTCGTTCTAATATTTCCATTTACCAATATATGTTAATTGACAAAACACCTAAAAGGATTTGAATAGTATAATATTTTTCTTCATCTTGTTCGTCACAATCATAAAGAACACCTACCATAAAACCTTGTATTGATGCTATTTGAATTTCTTTTCCTGTTTGGTCTGCCCAAATTAAAAGAATAGTTATTAATGCTAATAAAATGTAAATCATATTTAAAATAGTTTTTGTTGTGCTACGTGATTACTAATACGCTCTATTGCTTTATCGTAATACTCTTTATCTAATTCACAAGCGGTAAGTTCAAATCCGTAATCGTGACAAGCTATTGCAATACTTCCTGAACCTAAATGTGTATCAAGTATTTTGTCGCCTTGCTTTGTATATTTATCAAGTAACCATTTATAAAGTGCTACAGGTTTTTGTGTTGGGTGTATTTTACCACCTTCTTCTTTTCTGTCTGCCATTGTTTTATGTATTGAGTAATCAAATATTTGAGCAGGTTTTTTTACATTAGTCCAAGCATACTCTGCTGATGCAAAATTTTCAACAGTTTGTTTTTTATTCCAAATTAAAAAATATTCTGTAGTTGGTAAAATAAAGTTATTAGCACCCCAAATAATCTGAAATTTTGATATTCTAAATAATTCATTAAAATATTCTTCAGTTGGTTTAATATCCCATTCATTTAATTTAGCTGATTTACATAATCTATTTGATAACTCTACCCTATTACCAAATTTTGCAATTCCATAAGGCGGGTCAACTATTGCTAAATCAAAATAATTATCAGGGTATCTTGCCATCAATAACATATTATCTTCGTTTGTTATTGTTATTTTATCTGTTACTTTCATAACTAATATAGTTTAGCAGTTATTTTTCCAACCTTTTTTTCTTTTGCAGGTTTTAAAGCAATATTTATTTCAACGTTTGTTAATTCACTATCTAAATTTAGAATTGATTTGTAAGCACCTTCGATAGCATTCCAATCAATAATAGAATCAACCTGCAATAATTGTTCTATCATATCTATTTTAAATACAACGTCTTTAAAGTAAGATAACAACTCGCTATTATCGGAATTGTAAACTAACATTCTTGATGTGCTTATTTTTAATTCTTGTAAATGATTTTTAATTGTCAAGTTTTCCATTGTTCAAATTTATTAATAAGTTATTAACATTTTATATCTTTTAATATATCATATAAATCACCTTCAACTTGCGGTAAACCAAAATTATTAACTTTAAAGTTAAAATCTTCAAAACTTGCGTTTCTACTTCTTTTACAACTTACTTTAACAAGCTCTTTATTTACTGTGTTTAGTTCTAATTGTATTTGTGTTTCTGCTTTCTTTTCCAAGAACGAACCTAAATGTCCTGTTGGTTTATCAGTTCCAAAGTTTGAGTGAATAACAGTAACTATGTGACAATTCAATTCTTTTGACCAACGCATTAAATGTTGTGCTACTTCACTTGCTTGTTCTATGCTATTAACATCGGAACATAAATCTGCAATTCCATCAATAATAACCAAACCAATATCTTGACCTTCTAATTTATCGTAAAGTATATATTCAATAAATAAAACTCGTTCTTTAAATCCTAATTGCCGCAATGCGTAAGTATGGTATTTATCATCTTTTAAACCTGTCATTTGTAATGGTCTTTTAAAAACCATTGAAGCGTGAAAATTTCCTTGCTCGGTGTCAAAATGTATAACGTGTTTATCTTGCCTGTTACCTCTTAATTTACCACCAAAGCCCTGTAACTCATTTTTCATATAAACTGCGCTTAAAAGCGATATAAAGAACGTTTTTTTTGATTTAGGTGGTGCTTGAATAAAACTAAAGTTACCATAAGTGCCAATAGGAATTGGATATGTTTTATAACCATCTTTTGTTTCGTATTCTTTTTCACCAAAAGATAAAGCAGGTATTGGATATTCTATTTCTTGTTCAGGGTTAATGTAGCAATCTTCTTCAAGCACTTGCATCATCATTCTATTGATTGTTTCTTGTTCTGTCATCGTCTTTTTAATTGATTTAAAAAGGGTAGCTTTTACACTACCCGATTAATTTAGAATGGTAAATCCACTTCTACTGTTTGTTGTGTTGCAGTTTCTTTTTTAACTGCTTTAATGTTTCCGTCAGTCCAAACAACATTTCCGTTTCCTAAATAGTTTTTAGCTTTTTTAGCTTCACGTTCTTCTTTAGTTTGTGAATCAGTTAACGATACGTTTTGACCCCATTGGTTTGCTTCATCGTTAATGTTTAATGTGCAGTTATAATAGACTGCTCCATCTTTACCCATTACAAACTTTTCTTTTGGTAGTTTGTCAACTCTAATGCTCAAATTGATAATTGAACTCATAATATTTAATTTTACTTTGCCTACCTTTTTTTACTGTTGTCGGCTATTCAGCTTTATTTAACTTTTAAAAGTTCTTGTTTTGTTTTTGCTGCTAATTTATACTTTTTTTCAATAACTTCAATAGTTCCACCGCTTTTTAAATATTCAATAGCTTTTGTAAATTCAGGTGTGTTAACATTTAACCATTTTTGCTCATCTTCAGTTGTCGCACTTTTTGCGTTATCTCTTCCGTGTGTATTAGTTGCATCAGCATCCTGCGTATCGTCAATTAAAAGTAAGTTACCTAATGCGTATTTTTTACCATAAGAAGATGCAGAACCAAATGCTTGAGGTGTTTGCATACCCTTTTGTTGCAAGTCTACACCTACTATTGCATTAGCACTAATTTCATTTATTCCATTATTATCGTGAATAGTTGCAGTAGATAAAATCAAAGGTATTGATGTAGGTCCATTGTATTTTCCATTTTTATCTTCTAACTCTACATAAGGTGTATTTTGAAAGTCTATTAATGATTCGTTAATAGTAAAAGACACTCCATATTTTTCGTTGTAAGGTTTTAACGCTTCTAATATATCTTCTGCAGAACGGAAGTGATATCTTCCAAAAGAATTGTACTTTGATTTGTTAGCTTTAAATTCTACTTGAATTTTAGATAGCTTTTCGTTTAATGTTAAATTTTTCATAATTCGTAAGTTTTTTGTTTAATAATTGTTTTGTACTCGTTTGGGCAATCTTCGTCACATAATTCAAATATATGTGCTTTAACATCATTTAATTTTGTTTCAAGTTCGCAAATACGTTTTTGTAATGCTTCAACTTGGAATCTTTGGTAATCGATTAAATCTTTCATTTGTAATTGTTTTTAATTATGAAGCAAATATATAAAGAATTTTAATACAAAAATAAACTTTAACAAAACTTTAACAGATAAAAAAAGAGTAGCCGTTAAACTACTCCTTCTTCAAACAATTAGAAAACAATCAGAAATTATAATGTAATTTATAGAAATTCTTTTAATTTATCTTTGTAGTAAATAATCATATCTTGCAAATCATTATCAGATAATTTAACTGTCTTTTTAGATTCAATTAATAACTGTTCTGCAAAATCATTACCAAATTCTTTATTTAATCTTTTGCCAAACTCAAACTGCAAACCCTGATTTCCGATATTGCACCCATAACATTGAACTTGTACGTTATATTCGTTCCAACGTGTTGAATAGTGTCTACGTGATGCGAAATGACCTGCTTGTTGCTTTTTGTAATGGTCTTGTTTACCACAAGTATAACATTGAGCTATTTCATTTTTAGCATAACGCAAACGTATATACTGCGAAAATACAGTATCTAAATTCTTTACTAAAGTTGAACGTTTTACTTTCATTGATACAAATATAAGTATTAGTTATTAACAAAGTAGTCAATAAGTTAATTTGTAAATGTCAAAAAAAAGTTGTAACTTTGCCTTGTTCTTAAAAACAAAATAAGTATTTAAAACTAAAA